GGCGGCGATGCTGGTGCTGGCGGCGATGCTGGTGCTGGCGGCGATGCTGGTGCTGGTGACCCATCGGGGTACAACGAAGATGGTGACAGTCCATTCGACATGCACGATTTCGAGGGTGCTCAAGAGCTAAATGATGCAGAGAAAGAGGATCTAGCTCGTGAGGTTGACAGTGCAGTACGTCAAGGTGCTATGACCGCTGGCAAGCTAGGCTTGGCAACTAATCGCACTATTGAAGAGATGCTTAAACCCAAGGTGTCTTGGGAGAAAGTCTCTCGTGATTGGGCTAAACAAGTCTGCGCTGGTAAGGACTACTCTACGTGGGCTAAACCCAATCGCAGACACATGGGACAAGGTGTGTATATGCCAACTAGTCTGTCAGATAGTATTGAGCACCTAGTCCTAGCACCAGATATGTCTGGCTCCTGCTTTAGTGTTCTACCGCAATGGATTGGTGAGTTCAGAAAGATAGCTGAAACACTACGTCCAACTATGCTACACGTTGTGTGGTGGGATACTAAAGTACGGGGCATGGATTCGTTCAGACAAGACGAACTAGATAACCTAGATGCACTGGTAGCTAAACTAAAACCCAAGGGTGGTGGAGGCACTGATGTCCGAGGCGTACCTACATACCTACGGCAACAGCAGTTTACCCCCACCGCTTGCGCGGTGCTTACCGATGGTGAACTGTTCGGTGACTGGGGTGTCTGGGATTGCCCACTACTTTGGTGCATTGCCAATAACGCTAACGCTACACCCCCAATGGGTAAAGTAGTACATATTGAAGTTTAAGGAGAACTAGTATGACAAGTTTATATATAAAGGAGAAGGGTTATGATGTTAGTCAAAGCCATTTCAATTCATTTGAGAGTGTTGAAGCACTGTATCACAACACCAAACCCATAAAAGAACGTGCACACGGACGACACACGAGTAGGGACATACGACCTATCTTCGACCGGTCAAATAAGGACCACAAAGTACGTAAACTAGATGACAACACTTATGTGTTGCTCGACGGAGGACTAGGAGATCCGATGGGTTTCTTTGGAACACACTCCCAAAAACAACATTCGTTCGATAGTTACACTACAGAAACTAGAAACGATATGAAGTATTACGCGCCTATATGTTGGGAGTATGACAATGAGCGTGGGGTAGAGAGACTAACTGTACGCAATCACAGCACTGGTTATAACTGGGGTAGGGACTACTCTAGCCAAGCAACATGGCGTAAGACAACTTTGGGGGTATGTTTACCCGACCCAATGATTGTACCCCCCATCAAAAACGGACTGCTTCATGTACGGTACCGCTTGAATGGAGCACGAAAAGTAATGATACCGAAAGGGCGTGCGTGGCCTCAATGTTTTCAAAACAATGTACCGTACCTGTCGGAGAATCCCCTCCCCACTAAAGATAACTGCTCAATAGTATTTGAACGACCCTATGGAGGACATGCTTTTGAATGGATAGCGGGCGGGGAGAATGAATATGTTACTCGTAAGAGAACTAGTCTAGAAAATAAGAAGTTATTTAAGGACGATATCGATGCGTACTGGGAATACCTAGTCACTTATGCTCCGTTCGTAAGCGACGACTGGAAAACATGTAGGGGCTACCAAAGCAAACTGGTGGCGTACCTCACTGACAACGCTCACGCGCATTATGATCCCTTTGCGATAGTGCGAGATGATGTTGGTGATAGTCGGGCGAGGGCAAGATGTGTAGTGACTGACAGAGAAAACCCGTACCGGTTGCATCTACTCTACACGTTTATGGACAAGCGTCCGTTGCTCCATACGGTTAAAACCTTATCTTACGAGGCAACAAAAGAAGAGGTGCGTAAGGTGCGTAATCAGTATGTTTCATTCATGAACGAGTGGTTGAGCCTTAACTATGAAGTAGAAGAACTAGTTGCTGAAGGTAAAGACCCAATCGAGGAGGAGGATTAGCTATGGTTATAACCCGCAAGGGGGATGTTTATATTGCTATGTATAAAACTAATGGCACTGTGTATGTAGATTTCAACCGATGTAGGAAGATAGCTATTCAGTGCTGCATCGCATCAATTATGGATTGATACAAAATGGACTTAGGGAAATTCCCTAAACTAGTTTTGAAAGGAGAACTATTATGACAAATTATTCTAACAAACATGACGAGCATTTTTACGAGTACAAAATTCGTTACTTAGAAAATGACTCGTTCAGACACCTTTACCTCGACACTGTTACTGACGCAATTGATATTGGCCCCGAAGATGTATCCAGTAAGGAGGCGTGGTACTTGGGTGTCGGTAATAAGCTACGGGCTATACAGAATGAACCACTAATTGAGGAATCTGATCTCAATGACCCAAGTTCCAACTGGGGTATGAATATGAATATGGAGCTTCAGTACGCCATATACAGTATCTTAAATGATGCGGTGTTTAGAGATGCAAAAGTGCGTATATACCCAAGCCCATACCGGCACGTAAGTAGGGTTGATAGGGCACACATATTTTTCAGTGAGCCATACGCTTCGGGATCTCTAGAGTTTGAGTCGCATCATGATGCACATAATGAGAAAACGTTAGGAATTAGTTCACCATTGATTCAGAAACTAAGATCACCCCGTGACACACATGTGTTCGATACGGATGCCTATGATCACGCTGGTGCGCGTATGTGCCCCCCACCTTTATTTAGTGGGTACACATGGCCTCATGCTAAAAAAGTAGTTAGTAAAGCGCGGAATGTATTACACCCATATACATTCAAAGATGTGATTGCTAATACCTTTTATCGTGCCCGTGCTAAAGCTAATAGTGTATCTTTTGAACTTGGGAGTAAGGAAAATACGGCGTTAAGAGAGTTCAGACAAGATGAATACTGGGCTGAAGCTGTTAAAGATATCCGCTATGTAGAGGGCAAACCATACGTTGTCTTGAGTGACGAACTGCACTCCAAGGCCATGAACTATCTGAATATTGTTGAGGACAACAAACATATCAGAAGCGATCAACACTACACTGTGGTTTTTATTGAGAAACCAACAGACGGTGATGCTTTCTACAATATAGCTTCTGTAACTAGTTCTGGTTTTAGAGAGATACTCGTGGGCGACTTGCGTGACGGTGGTATACAACTACGTAACGATTTACCAGATGATATCGGTGACAAGTTATGCACAATCCAGATGCACAACGAAGTAGGTGAGTTCGTATTGGAAGGTGTAGGGTATCAACTGAATCCAAATCTTTTTTACTTGTACGTGTAGACAAAGCGGATCTATGGTGATAGGGTTTAACTTCGTTACGTAGGAGTTGCGAATATTACCATAGGTCTGTCAACGTATTATCGCGTATACGAAGACAATACTAGTAATAGTATTAAAGTTCAGCGTATAGGCAAAGATACCCCTGTAGTAATCTCTTACTCTTCATTCGATGACCTGCCCGAAGAACTGCAAGGTAGGCTTGCCGTGTTGCACATGGCAGATGTAAGTGACGGTATAAAGATTGATGGAGTAGGTTTCAGGGTAGGAGATAAATACTGGGTTGAAATGTAGTGTGTAATGGTTGAAGAACGCGACACACTACTTGGTTGGTCGGACCTCCGTTCGGGGAGTGGTGGCCTCGTTGCCCAAGGTAGCATGAAGTGTATGCCGACCAAGAGTTAGTAGTACTGAAGGTGATTGATCAGTGGCTCTTATATAGATACCAATGCTATCTACCACCACAATCAAATTGGACTTAGGGAATTTCCCTAACTTAGTTTTGAAAACCGGAAGGGGAGGTTTAAACGGAGGTACAGCTTCGTCAGCAACGGGGGTGGCCCCTTCTGGTCTCCATTCCACTCCCGTTGCATCTGTACATACCATAACTAGTAATTGATCGGAGAATGTATGCCTAAACCCACCCCACACATGCCACAGAAAGGCCACCGTCAACCTGATAATCATCCGTGGAAGCAGGGGCTAGCCACCCGCCGCTTCAAAATGAAGCCAGTTACTAATCTGAAAGAAACAGATTCGTCGCACGAAGCCTCTGGAGAAAAGAATAAATGAGTGATTACACGGAGTATTACACCGTTGTGTATCGCAACGATCAACGCATGGTCATTTTGAATGATAATGCTAAACCCACTAAGAAAACTCGTTTTAAATTAGCGAAGGATAATTTTTATGCTGAAAAGAAAAATGTTAGTAGCAATGATGTTTTGCCTGATAGGTACCTCAACTTACGCAAAAGATGGGAGCCAGCATTGTTTTTGGGCAAATGAAATACTAAAAGTAGTAGACGGGGATACCATAGATGTAAGAGTTAGATTACATCCTTTCTCGCTACTTAAAGATTTACGTATTCGCATGGAGGGTATTAACGCATGGGAGTCAAGAACCCGTGATCTCGAAGAAAAGAAGTTGGGGCTGGCTGCTAAGGAAAGATTAACTGAGTTGGTGGGCGATGGATCTGAACTTCTAGTATGTCTATCTAGGCAAGGTAAATTCGGACGGTGGTTAGGTACTTTATACGTGGAGGGTACAAACATAAACACTCAACTAATAGCCGAAGGCCATGCTCACGAATACCTTGGCGGTAAGCGGAAAGAGTTTAATGAAAATTAAGATTGAAATAATCCTCGATACTGACATTCAAGAGGATCTAGATGCTCTACATGACTTGGGGCAAGCGTTGCGAATAGGAGACAGGTATGACACCGGAAGCGAAGGTGAAGAAGAAAGTAGTTGAACAACTGAAGAAGCTCGGTGCGTACTACTTTTACCCCATGACACATGGGTATGGTAAGAGTGGTGTGCCTGACATCGTTGGGTGCTACGGCAGCAAGTTCTTCGGTATCGAATGTAAGGCGGGTAAGAACAAACCCACACCTCTACAAGAAAAGAACCTACGGGACATAACTGCGGCAGGGGGTATAGCGTTGGTAATTAACGAAAAGAATACAGATCGTGTAACTGAGTTACTTACCGATGATCTACCCATACAACTAGAACTAGGTTTGTAGTTATGGGTAAGAAGAGTAGGAGCAAGCGTGAGCAAAAAATAGTCGAGCATTCGTTCGGCCTCGCTTACGGTCAATGGCTCAATATGTTTGAGTCTATGGAAGACATTACTAGGGGGAGAGTCAAAAGTGCTTTTACACCGAACCTATATATGCCATTCATGGACCCGCGATTCGACTTTCTTGGCAATCTACCAGAATCTTTCCTAGACACACATAGCCCAGACGAAATTCTAAACAACCCGATACTGCATGTCATTCGTAGGTGTGTAGATTTGTGGGGATCATATGCAGCGGCGATGCGTAACGCTTTTAAGTTCAAAGTGAAGAACGAGCAGCTATGGGGGGGAATGCTAGATACTATGTATGAGAAAAGCGGAGTAGAAGTAACAACCTATATACCGTTTGGAAGTATCTATCTACAGGTAGATATTGATGAGGATAAGATGCTATTTCTTTGTGAGAGACAACCAGCTAGAAGAGATTACCCCGAAATGGGTTTACGCGAGGGAGAAACATTCATATGTGTCACACCAGCCTCATATTTAGATCCTTATGGAAAAGGTGACAGGCGTTTAGCTGTACAACCTGTAGAACTACATATACCAGAAGGAGCAACGTTTAAATACGTAGAAAGAGAAACAGACGAAACTCCAGAAGAACGACTAGCAGCACTTGATAGAATGGATTACCTTCCGTCTGACTACAAACATAGTTTATCTACGTGGAAGGTATTGGATGGCGTTGAACCTTTAGTCGCTACTCCTGACGGTACAAATATGAAAAAATGGAAGGAAGCGGATTGTGAGCATGTTTTGAAACATGTATTTTTTGCCTTCTTATCACTACTTGATCACGAAAAATCTAAACAGACTAATCGTGGGGTGGTGAAGGCGGGGCAGGTTGTTCGTCGCAAACCGAAGCACCGAAAGAAGCATCCGGTCTACGAATACAGTGTGTTGGAGCTAGACTTAGGTGATGAAGAGCCTAGTGTAAATACGTACATACCAAGAGAGTCCACAAAGAAACGGCAGCACATGGTGCGAGGCTTCTGGAGGAAGTACAAGAAGCCGCTCAAGTCTGGCCCACATGCGGGTAAGACACGTGTGTTTGTCAAAGAGCACTGGCGTGGCGACAAAGCATTAGGTGTAGTTCGCAAAGACTACATTTTTAACGGTGGTAAAAAGTCAGAGGCACAAAATGGGGGATAGCGTAAACCATCCTGATCACTACACCGTTGGCGATATTGAATGTATTGATGCTATCAAAGCGTCTATGAGTGAAGAGGCTTTCAGGGGGTATTTGAAGGGGACTTCGATGAAGTACATATGGCGGTACGAGTATAAGGACAATTCCTTGGAGGACGTTAGGAAGGGGCTTTGGTTCCTGAATAGATTAAGAGAGGAACTAGATGGATCTGATAACAATTGATTTTGAAACTTACTATGACCAAGAGTTTTCTCTTAGTAAGCTGACGACAGAAGAATACATACGAGATAGTAGGTTTGAAGTTATTGGTGTTTCCGTCAAGGTAAACAAGGAACCTACTGAGTGGGCTAGTGGAACCCACGAACAAATAAGAGACTACTTACTAAGTTTTGATTGGGCTAACGCTATGGTCGTTGCCCACAATACACTTTTTGATGGGGCTATCCTTAGTTGGTTGTTTGGTATAAAACCAAAGGTATGGGCTGACACGCTATGTTTAGGTAGAGCCGTGCATGGTGTCAACGCAGGGGGATCACTTAAAGCTTTAACTGAAAGATACAACTTGGGGGCGAAAGGAACTGAGGTACTAGTTGCCAAAGGTAAACGTAGAGAGGACTTCACCGGGGAAGAACTAAGCAGGTATGGAGACTATTGCATCAACGATGTTGAGCTAACGTACAAACTTTTTAGAGTAATGGTGCAAGGGTTTCCTAAGCAAGAACTGAAGGTGATTGATCAGACACTACGTATGTTTATAGACCCAATACTAGAACTAGATCTTGGGTTGTTGGAATACCATTTGGAGGAAACAAAAGACAGAAAAGATAGGCTATTAACTCATGCAAATGTAACTAAAGAAGATTTGATGAGTAACGCTAAGTTTGCTTCTCTACTTATAGAACTAGGTGTCACACCTCCCACTAAGATTAGCACGACGACAGGCAAGAAGACATTTGCTTTTGCTAAAACTGATGAAGCGTTTAAAGCTTTGGAGGAGCATGAAAACGTATCAGTACAGACACTAGTCGCTGCTAGGCTTGGTAATAAGAGTACACTAGAAGAAACACGTACCCAGCGGTTTATTGACATAGCCAAACGTGGAAGTCTGCCTGTACCTATCCAATATTATGCTGCTCACACTGGTCGTTGGGGCGGTAAAGATAAAATTAATCTGCAAAATCTGCCCAGTCGAGGGGCTAACGGTAAGAAATTGAAAAGTAGTATCAGAGCACCTGAAGGGTACAAGCTGATTGACTGCGATTCCTCACAGATAGAGGCCAGAGTATTAGCGTGGCTGGCAGGGCAAGACGATCTAACTGAAGCGTTTACCAACGGTGAAGATGTCTACAAGCAAATGGCGACTAAGATCTATGGGGTAAATAGGGAAGAGGATGTCACAAAAGACCAACGGTTTGTTGGTAAGACTACTATCTTGGGTGCAGGGTATGGGATGGGGGCTGTTCGTTTTGTTGATCAGCTTGCTAACTTTGGGTTTGATATGGATCTCCAAGAAGCTAGGCGCGTCATACGTGTCTACAGAGACAGTAACTGGAAGATAAACCACCTGTGGCGCGAAGCGCAAAACACATTAACAGAATTGACACGAGGCAACGCTAGTCCTCTTGGGTTAGACGGTGTGTTAAAAGTGGATGCGAAAAGGCAAGGTATAGTATTACCTTCAGGACTAATTCTACGATATGAAGATTTAGAAGGTACGCAGGATGCACGGGGGCTACAGTTTAGTTACAAAACTAGGAAAGGCAGGACCAATATCTATGGTGGGAAAGTCATAGAGAATGTATGTCAGGCAATAGCTCGTTGCATCATCGCGGAGCAGATGCTAAAAATAGCAGAGCAGTACCGCATAGTCATGACTGTCCATGACTCAATTGTATGTTGTGTACCCGAGACATCGGTTTCGGAGGCACAAGTGTTTATCGAAGAATGTATGCGCTGGGTGCCAGACTGGGCACAGGGGCTACCAATTGATTGTGAATCAGGTGTGGGGGACAGTTATGGTGAGTGTGAGTGAGTAAGATAACTAATTTGGAAGAATGGCGAGAATCAAAAAAGAAAATGGAGAAAAAAGCCACTAACGCACTTGAAGATTTGTTAAAGGAATGGGATGAGTTGGAGGAAATGTATAATCCAGTGCTAAACACTGAAGAGATGATTGTACATCACACTCTAGTTATTGATGATAGGACAGACGATGAGTTTCTTACCTTACGAAACTTGTTAGACGAGATGGGTGCTACCTACACTGTTAGTTCAAAACCACCTGAAGGTAATCCTTTTGACTAGTATAGCTCCTTGGTCGTTTAGTAAGGCTAAAGCATTTGATCAATGCCCTAAACAGTTTTACCACATGAAGATCCTCAAAGAGTTTGAGGATGTGGAAACAGATGCCATGCGTTATGGCACTCTGATGCACGAAGCAGCAGAGCATTATGTTCGGGACAACACTCCTTTAGACCCACAATTTGAATACGTAAAAGGCGCATTAGACGCACTAGTATCTATAAAGGGGGAAAGACTTTGCGAATACAAGATGGGGCTTACTGAGACGCTAGAACCATGCGGCTTCTTTGCAAATGAAGTATGGTGGAGAGGTATTGCAGATTTAGTAATCCTAGACGCAGAGAATGGCAGGGCTTGGGTAGTAGACTACAAGACAGGTAAGTCAGCTAGGTACGCTGATAAAGGGCAGTTGGAATTAATGGCTCTAGCCGTATTTAAACATTTTCCAGTAGTTAAACAAGTAAAAGCAGGACTACTATTTGTAGTGTGTAACGAATTAGTGAAGGAAGAATACTCTTCCAATGACCAAACAGTGTTATGGGAGAAATGGTTAGGAGCCTACTCCGACATGGAGGCGGCTATAGAAAATGATGTGTGGAACGCTAAACCAAACGGGCTGTGCAGAAACCATTGCCCAGTCCTCGATTGTGTACATAACGGGAGAAACTAATGCCGTATAAAAACAAACCTAGACCCTATAAGAAGGAATATCGACAGCAGAAAGCTAGAGATGAGCATGAGAACCGTATGGAGCGGCAACGTGCGCGGCGTAAGATGGACAAGACTAGCAAGGATGCTAATAAGAATGGCGTAGCTGATAAGCGAGAGGGTAAGGACATATCTCACAAAAAAGCCTTGAGCAAAGGCGGTAAGAATAGTGACGGTGTTCGGGTAGAAAGCAAAGCTAAAAACCGTAGTCGGAATTACAAAAAGAAGAAGAAGTCTAATGGAAATCGTAAAAAATAGCCGTGCAGCAACGGTAAACCCCGCAGATATCAGTACAGAAGTAGATGCATCAAAAATAATACGGTGTCTTGCACTAGATGCTGATTGGGAATGTGAAGAACAATATAAATTGCCTAACGGTAAGAAAATTGATTTTTTTATTACTGCGGAGGAAGGGGGTA